TATCCAATACAAAAGTATGTCGAGAAACAAAGCGAAACAAAATAAAACTGTCAAAGGGAATAAGCACCCCTCTAAAAGTGCTAAGCAATCTGGTAAGAAAATGAGTACTGCCTTAGTTGTGAGAGCTAAGCCCTCACAGGGACTAAGAGCGGGAAAAGGATCTACTCCCCTGAAGAACATTAAGAATCAGATTCCACAGTTTACTGTGGCATCAATTGATCCTTTCTGTCCACAAGCCTTTGGAGTGAAAGTACCTGATGAAGCAAATATGCCTAGTGCTACTGCTTATTCACGAAATCAACTCTCTTGGAGCACCACTACTATTGGTGGTGTTGGGGGTACTTTTAGATTCGACGCTGGTAATTTCTGGGTGGCTGCGGTTCCTGTAACCTCAACCACTTGGTCATGGCCAACTTTTGCGACTACAAACTATGTAATTAATCAACCAGCTTTAAATGCAAATTTTCAGCTGTTGAGAACCGTAGCGTTTGGGTTGAAAGTCGTTACACGACAATCAGCTTTTAATGCTTCTGGATTTGTTCACATAGCTTTGATTCCCGAAAGTTTGACTGGAACGAGTTATTCGTATCCTACTAGCGTGTCATTTATGGAATATGCGCCTTATTATAGACGTATCCCTCTAGCTGACTTAATCGAAGATGAAGTTACTATCAACGGAAAGTACACTGACCAAACAGCATTTAGATATTTGTCACCAAATGTCTCTGATGTTGGTGCTTCTGGAGGTTATAATATTAACTTCCAGTCGTCTGGTTGGTCTGCTATTCAAGTATGGATTGAAGCCCCACCATCAATCACTAATGTTATTGATATTGAGGTTATTCACCATTTTGAAGGCTTAACAGCCTCCGCTGCTTTTGGTGTTATAGAAGAAACACCTGCTGCACCATGTTCACCTTGTGTCATGGCTGCTACTTCTTTTGTTACTGAACGAGTTGAACCCGTTCAGGTTAATAGGGAAGATGAAGAAAATACTGGAAAGTATTGGACAGCTGCAGGTAGATTGTTCTCAATGGGCCTTAAGATTGCTACGGGCGTATTTCCAATTTTAGCTCCTGTAACTACGTTATTAGAAGCAATGAAAATTTAGTAAATATGTCCATAAGCGTCCGAAGACATTAAACTACGAAGCAC